GCACGTTCTATTATCAACAAGCTTTTATATATTTATTTATAAAAATTGTAACATAAAAAATATCACTATCAGCGATATTTACGACTTAAACTGACATAATAATAAAAACTGTGGATTAATCAAATATATTTTGAAAGGTGAAATAATTTTGATTAAAACAGCAAGAAAAAAACATAAATTAACACAGAAGGAACTCGCAGAACGTTGTAATTTGTCGCAAAGTTTTTTGAGTGAATTAGAAAATAAGCATAATAAAAAGAATGTAACTATCAAGCAAATAGTAAAATTAGCAAATATATTAAAAATAAATCATCATGAATTGGCATGTTGGTTTATAGACAAGGAATTAGGGGTGTTTGAAGTTGGATAATATCAAGAGTACTTTTATAAGAAAAAGAAATAATAACTACAATGTTATAGTTGAATACTATGACGAGGCTGGCAAAATAAAACAAAAAAGTATTGCTAAATACGGATTAAAGAAAAAAGCAGAAAGGCATCTAATAGAACTAAAAGCAGAAATACAAAATCAGAAATATATGTTTAGTAATGATATAACTGTTACTGATAGATGCTATAGATATATTAATGAAAATAAACGTGATTGGTCGCCTTATACAGTAAAAAATAGATTAAGTTGGGTTAAATTAAACGTAGCTCCATTTTTCAAAGATACTAAAATGGAAAACTTAACAATTCACCAAATTCAAAGATATTTAAATTATCTTTATGAAAATTTTACTGTTGAAAGTGCTAAAACAAGATTTGGCTTTTTTAGGTCAGTAGTAAAAGAATGCTATAGAATGAAAGAAATAAAAGAAAATTTATGTGACTTTGTGAAAAGCCCTAAAAAAGAAGCTTCAAGTATAGCTGATGTTTATACAAGGGAAGAAATTTTACAACTCTTTAAATTGTTAGAAGATAAGCATTTTGAACTTCCGATTTTACTTATAGTACTTTTAGGACTTAGAAAAGGTGAAGCATACGGACTTACATGGGATGATATTGATTTTGATAACAACACAGTTAAAATAGAACAAATTTCTATTTATCTAGATGGAAGTTTAATTTTTAAATCTCCTAAAACAACTGATAGTAAAAGATTATTATCTGCTCCGATTGAGCTCATGAATAAGCTAAAAAAGGAAAAACTAAAACAAAATGAATTAAAACTTCAAGGTGTTTTAGAAAATAAATATAATTTGGTTTGCTTAAATAAAGAATTAAAACCATATAAAAATGATGATTTAAATAGATACTATCGAAAGTTTTGCAAAGAAAATAATTTTAGACAGTTAAGAATACATGATTTAAGACATACTAATGCAACATTATTATTATTATCTGGTACAGATATGAAAACTGTATCTGGAAGGTTAGGACATACAGATATCAAAATAACAATGAATAAATATAGTCATGTATTAGAAGAAATGGATAGAAAGGCAAGTGAAAATCTTAGCAATATATTATTTAACCAAAAGTCAACAGGTAATTAATGTAAGCCTTATTTTGTGGCAGTCAATTTGTCAGTTTTATAAAAATGTCAGCTAAAAATCAAGTCAAATGTATAGCAAATAATATCAATATATATTAAGAAGAGTAAGCAGTATACACATTTATATAAATATATATTACTGCTTACTTATACTTAATTACTCATATACTGAGTACTTCTATATGTATAAAAGTGTGTATTTTTAAAGTGTACGCTTGGTTGATTCATAACTTTTGTCAGTTTTAAGTCAGTAAGCATAAAAAACTAATGATTAATCCACAGTTTTTAAGAAGTTATCCACAACTTATTTTATGATATAATTAAAATAAAAAATGGGGGTATACTTTATGATAAGTTATGATCCATTATGGAAACTACTAATAGATAAAAAAATTACCAAAACAGAGTTGAGGGAAAAAGTAGGCTTTAGTACAAATACTTTGTCAAAACTTTCTAAGAATGAATCTGTGACATTAAGTATATTAGAAAAGATTTGTTTATGCCTAAATTGCAAAATAGAAGATGTAGTAGAAATAAAAAAAGAGTAGGTTATCCTACTCTTTTATTCGTTCTATTAAATCACTTAAATCAAGTTTACATTCTCTTATATCTAATATATTGTCATTTTTACATTTTTTATTACTTACGCATAAGATTGAGGGCTCAAAAGGAAAATATTCTTTATATGCCTTTTTATAATGTAAGTCTAAATATTTATTTAAATTTAATTTTTTAGTTCTTTCAACTTCACAATAATATATTTTTATTTCTTCATTAATTCTCAATACTAATAACAAATCAACTATAACTTTATCAATTTTAAAAGGGCATCTATATTTTAATATTTCTATATTATTTTTCATAAGTTCAGCTATAATTTGTGAACATACTATTTTATGTTTCCATTGAACTGGTTTTCTTCCAGTATAGAAAATATTTTGCCCTGGTATACTTTCTCTAAAACACTTAACATAATTTATTGTGATTAATTTTTTCATTCGTGCTTGGCAGCTTCTTAAACTCCCATTAAAAAATATAATTGATAAACTTTTAGTATCACAAATACCCATTTCATCAATAAATTCTTTGATTTTTTGATCTCTATTTGTAATTATCATACTATCACCTACAATTTATCTAAAAATGATAAGTCACTTAATTTTTTGACCTTCTCATTCGCTTCAGTAACGTTTTTATTTCCTTCGTCTTGTAACTTATCCTTTAAGAAATTCAAACTCTTAGAAGTGCCTTTATTTTGATATTTTAAGGTATAGTCCTTAACTTGATCATCTGTGATAAAATATCCTTGAAATTCTTCTATATTAGCACCATTTTTTATAAATCCATGCCCATTTCCTCTTAATTTTTCTGCTCCTTCTTCATCAAGTGCTACTACGCTATTTTTTCTATCTTCACACTTTAAAACTATACGATTGTTTATATTAGCTTTTACTATATTATCTATAACTGTATTATCTGGTCTTTGTGTAGTTAAAAAAACATAGCATCCACTTGCTCTACTTATAGCAATTAATTGTTTTAATAATTTCATTGCACTTTTATTTTTATCTTCTAGTAGCATAACTATTTCTTCTATATACAATACCTGATATTTAAGTTTCTTAACTCCTTTAAGCTTATTATATTCAAATATGTTAGTTACCTCATTTTCCATAAATAAATTATATCTTCTTCTAGTTTCTTCTAATAAATTGCTTATAACTTCAGTTGTATCTTCTACTGTATATACAAATTTTTTCGTGTGTTGTAAATTCCTAAATAAATTAAGCTCTACCATTTTTAAATCACATAAATATAATTCAACTTCATTTGGACTGTATAAATTAACTATGCTAGTGAGTATTACTTTCGTCATAACAGACTTACCACTTCCAGTTGTCCCAACTACATAAGTATGAGGATTTTCTTTTAAATCTAATGTTATTGTTTTATTTGAAGATTTACCTATATTAAATTTAATATGTTTAGCAGTTCTGTTTTGAATTTCATACTCTATAACTTTTGGTAATTTCTTTAACATCTCTATTCTAACCCAGCCACTAGATGCTTCCATTTTAACTTCATTGTTTAAATATAATTCTAGTGCATCTTTATGCTTTAAAAAATCATCAACGCTTAATCCAGCAGGAACAAATACAACAAATACAGTTTTATTATCTATAACAACCTCTGGATATTCACCTAAACTATTTTTTATATTTGCTGCCTTAAAAAATTCATCTAAACTTTTCTTTGGCTCTATCCATCCATCAAATACCCATGTAAAAAATATTTTTCCAGCATCCCAAAATAAATCAAATATAGGTTGAAGTGCATTACTCATATATATACCTCCTAAATATAGGTATTAAGGCAAATATATTCTTCGCATTAAAATAAGCCAATCTTTGTATATAGAATCTTTTTTTAAATATTCCATATACGTCTCATACGAATATATATGCGAATACCCCTTTGACAATAATATATGCACATATACCAATAATATTTCCTTATTTTGAGAAAATATTTTGCAACTTTTAAATATAGTTAGCATATATATAAGTAAATAAAAAAAATAAGGGGGATATGAAAATGAAAGAAATGTTAGAAAAAACTAGCATGGAAATGTTAAAAGAATACTTCTATGATGCAAGAGGATATTATCCAGAAGATGATTTTTTTACAAAGGAAGAACTTGTAAGCATAATTCTGAAAGATATGGAGGGCAAATAAATGAATGATTATAAAGTTAGTTGGACAGATAATGAAGGTTTAGAATTTTTTAGTGAATATTTAAAGAGAGAAGATGCTTTTATTTTATTTAATGAAATATGTGAAAATAAGGTTGATGAAGATCAAATAGAAGCGTGTTTATATGATCCAGATAATTTTCCAATAAAAACTTATAATAATATAGAAAATAAGCTTTATGTAATGTAATTGCAAAGGCTAGGGATTAAATTTCCTAGTCTTTTTTGTCGAACGATTATTGTAATATTTTCTAAAACACAATTGCATTTTGGTTACCAAAGTTTTACTATATAAGTATAAATAAAAGAAAAGAGGTTAGTAAATTGAACGAGATCAAAAGGAACATCATCATAGGTAAAGTTGGTGGAAATGCCAATGAAAACTCGATTAATTATAAAGTGAGTTTACCAGCTAAAATGGTAAAAGAATTAGGTATAACAAAAGAAGATAGAAAGGTTATTTTGACTTATGAGGATGACAAAATAATAATAAAAAAAGATAAATAAAGGAGATGTTGAATATGATTAAAAAATTAATAAGTATTTTAACATCATGTATATTAGCAGGAAGTTTAATGGTTGGATGTAGTGAGGATACTACAAAGAATTTAGATGAAAAAGGAAAACAAGCATTAGCCACAACGAAGAAAGAAGAACATGACTATAAAAAAGTAACTGAATTAACCCTTAGCAATGATTATGAGGATGAATATGTTGAAATAACAGGTACAGTTAAAGAATTCAAAACTGAATATAACACTATGATAATTACTTTAGATTTTGAAAAAGCAATATTACCAGTATATGTACACATCCCTAAAAACATGGTTGATGTTAAATTTGAGGTTGGTGATACAATAATAGCATACGGAAGATGTTGCGGACTTAGAAAAAGATCAGATGAAAGATACTTCCAAATTAATGCTTATTTCTTAAGTAAGACTCCAATAATTAAAAAAGAACAATCAAATCAAAATAAAGAAAATAAAGCTAATAGTAAATCAGCAGATAATAATAATAAATTAGAGAACAATAATCAGTCAACAAATACAACTAAGAAAGTTCAACAAACTAAAAAGAAAACAGTAAATGAAGAAAAACAACAAAAGGAAAAAACTAAACCATATGTAGATGAAAAAAATAACGTATATGTCGATGAAGATGGTAATCGTCAACCATTAGTAAAACATGATCATATGACAGAAGAGTATGATAAACAACCCAAATGTCCAGAATGTGGTTATCCAGTAGATGATTGTCACTGTAATGGTGATGGCAATACAGTTGATGAAGAAGATGATAATTATAACTGGGACTACTACGATGAGCCTATGGATGAGGATAGTTGGAATATTAATAATGATGAACAACAGGAACAAGAAGAAACACCTGCACAACAAGATAATAACCAATAAAAATAAAGCTGGTAAGGAAATTAATCCCTACCAGCCTTTTTATTATACTTTCTTTACATATTTATCAGATGCAGTTATGTATAAACCTGATTCTAAGCGATGCATAGGAGTATTTCCATTTTTAGCACCTACTGTATCTATTACTTGTAGATGTTGCCCCTTCTTAACTGTTGCAACTGGATCTGCATCCCAATCTGCTACTTTTCTTATATTAAGTTTATCAAGTGTTACTATTTCAAATTTTGTTGCCTTAGTTTGTTCTTTCTTAGGTTCTTCTTTTTTCCCTTCTACATAGTTCTTTACATCTTTTATGAAATGAGCAAACCCATCAGAAGAACATCCATAACCCCAAAATGCAGTACCTGGACAAGTTTTAGCACTTCTTGAAGGATTATATTTTCCTAAGTAAGTACCACCGGCAGTAAACCAACAATGAGGTCTTATATGTGAAGTATTTACCGGTATGTCAAATCTTTTACATAACTCTCCATATAGATATATTACTGCCTTCTTTTGTTCTTCCGTCATCTTATCTTTGCCCTTGTCAAAACATCCATATATTTCTATACATATTGCATTCGTATTCCAACCTCTAATACCGATTGGAGTACTATTCAAATTTCTTCCTGTAGTGATTTTACCGTCAGGAAAAACATTAAAGTGTTGTGCAATATAATGACCATGTCCATCATTATAATGCCATTTGCTTTTTCCATAACTATCCAAAGATTGTGTTCTGCCAAAATGCGGTTCCGCAAATACTTTTTTATCAGTTTTTTCCCATGTACTATAATTGGGTAAATCCATCATATGCACCTGAAGTCTAGTTATTTTTCTTGTTACTTTTTGCTTAGATAACCATTCCTTTACATCTTTTTCATTTTCCAATAATGTAAAACCATTTTTAGTCTTCATTATTTATCACCTTCTTGGTTTTCAATTAAATTTTTAAAAGCTTGATGAAGTCCTACAGAACTTAAACCACTCAACATCCCTCCTAGTAATACATTTACATTAAAATAGCCTGCTATAAAGTAGTTTAAAACCACTCCTATGCAGGCCATGATTAATGGTATATATTTATTAGGTATAAAATTTAAACTTGTTTTTATTACATATCCAATACAACAACATACTAATATTACTGCAACTACTAAATAATTACTTATAACACTTAAATCTAACATTTATCTCTCTCCTTTATTTTCTAATTCCTTTATTTTTTCTTCAACAACACTCATTCTGCTTATAAGATTATTATGGCGATCTACCCTGTTTGATAAAATTTGTATATCTTCTTTTAAATCTTTTATTTTCTCATTAATTACCGCTGTATTTTTATTATTAGAAAAATACGAACCAGCCAATGTTCCTATTAATGCTAGTATTGCAACAATTATTTCTGTATTCATAGACAACACCTCTATTCTAGCAATGTTTGACTCTATCTTTTAATTCATCTTGTTTGGCATCATTAAATTGTTTCACTTCTGAAAGATAGCCTGTAATTCTGCGAATTCTTTGGAATGGAATTGGAACTACTTCATATTTCAAATCAACATAATCTCCATCCAATTTTACAATTAAACTTTTTATTTGTTGCCCTGGATTTTTCTTTTGAACATAATCTATATATGCCTGTTTCTCTCTTTCATCTAATTCTACTGTACACCCTTCTTCATTCCAGCAATGAAAATCCATAATATCACCCCTTTTTTACATTAAAAAAGGACTTAAAATTAATTAAGTCCTTTAACTTTCTATATTGATTTATAAAGTACAATTATCCCTATTATAGACAGAATACCTATTAATATGCCTATTAAACATAATACTAATGCTATATATAATAAAGCCATGCCAACACTCCTTTTTATTTAGAGTATTAACATGACTTCATTTTTATAAACATTTTTCTTACGCAATTGATTCAAATTGTGTATATTATAATGCTTGTATTTCTTCATCGAATAAAACTTTGTTATACCATTTAATTTCATATAGTTTACCATCTATATTCTTTGATAGTGTATTTGTATTGCCGAAATATACTTTAGTATGTGCTGGTATTGTTAAATTATATAATGAGCATGTACCTATTACACTAGTTTTAGTTCTTAATATAAGTTGGGAACCATCATATATTAATAAATATTTATTTCTATCTAATGCTGATGTATAAACAACTTGAGCGTTAGTACCTTTTGCAAAATCTTTAAAATAAAAAGAACCAGTATCACACATAAAGAATATACCACCATCGTTAGAATTAAAATCTCCAGTCATAGTTATAGTTATTTCTCTATTACTATAAACATCATTTGTAATAAATCTTATGTTAATTATAATGTTTTTAGCCAATTACATAATTTTCTTCCTAAGTTTATCTTTCCTACATCACCTAAATGAGTACCATCATTTAATGATCCATTACCACTAGTTGGCTTTCCATCAACAACAACTCTATTTGCTGAAACAATTTGACTTTCATGGAATAAATCTAATACTGGAATAGAATAATATTGTGCGATTGTTCTTATTTTTTCATTTCTAGGTTCTTGCCAATCATTACCTTCAAGTCTTTGTGGTGGTAACAAAATGCCAATTGGAGTAGTAGGGAACTCTCTAAGTAAATTTTCTAAACAATATCTTATTGCACCACACATAGTATATAGATTATCTGATGTATCAGTAGTTTCACCTTCATCAGCGCAATTTGTACCCATCAAAATAGTGATTATATCCGGTGTAAAGGCGGCCTTATTCTCTATAAGCTTATCTACTCTTCTTACTCCACAATATTTATCACTTTCAGGCTCACTTGTTATAGGGTTTCCTTGACTGTCATTTATTGACCCGTCTATTTTAGTCAATTGCCATTGAGCACCTGCAAAACCTTGATTATAAAATAATATACCCTCTTTATCTCGAACAACTCTCATGAATCCTGTATCTCCTTCTGTATCCATTGCACTTAAATCTTTTGATAATACATCTACATGTGCACCACCGCCCCAATCTGTCAAGGAGTCACCTATTTGCACCCATTTTTTATTATATAAAGGTCTCATATTTTGTTCTAATGCTACAGCTGATACATTATCTTTTATTAATGCTTTTGTAATTTCTGGCATCATTATATTTCTAATAAAAAACTCTTTATACTTAACTGGAAGGTCTAAACTTAAATATTCTCCATATGCATAATATTTTTTCAAATTGTATTTGCTTAGTATTACATTTTCACCATTTCTATAGAAGAATCTTATAAATTTAACATTTTCATTAGTGATTTCAAATTCACTTACACCCTTTGATGTTGATACACCATCAAATTCCCCGTATAATATACCAAGATAAGTTTTATTAGAATCATAACCTCTCACTACGATTTTTTGGTCGTCACTGTCAAGAGAAGTATTTTCTCTATAAAAATAATATTTACCCCCTAATTCCACTTCGATATATCCTGTAACTGTTGATGCATCAAAGTAACCTATTTCATCTGTTGTTGCATTATTAAAAAAACGACCTATCATTACTTCAGCAGGATTAATCATATTCACAAGGCTTTCAATCATAAAATTCGTAGTACTAGGAGTAAAAGTGCCATTTATTTTTTCAATGCCAACACTATTATCTTTTATAAGAGCATTAAATAATGGCTCATAATAATTCTCAGCTATCAAAAACTCTAATTCGTCAACTGGTTGATCACTTGTAATAGTTTTTGAAGATACAATCATACCTTCTTTAAGATAAGTATGTGACGTATTATATCCTATTCTTATGTACTTTGTATTTTCTAATAAAGTAGCACTATTCATCCAAAAATAATAAGTTGTAGTATTATCAGTCTCAGTTAATGCGTTAATATGTGAAACAGTTCCCATTCCTAAATAATTTTTTTCTGAATCGTAACATGCAACTTCAGATAAATAATATTTATTTCCTGTTACTTTCATCTTCCAAGATTTAATATAAATATTCAAATTATTACGAACGTCTATATAATCAGTTATATATCTAATATAATCAGGATTAGTACTATTGTATCCATTTGCTAAAGTTCCTATATTGAATGCAAAGTTTATATACTTTTCCTTAAAAAATGTAGTCTTATTAGGAGTTATAGATTTATCTTGTAAATTTGCAGAGCTTACACTATTATCTCCTAATGAAAGCCTTGTAAGTGTGCCATCATCTATTTTAGATTGAATTATAGTTGTTAATTGTTCATCTGTAACTACTGCAGTAGGAATCTCAACAGTTGCTATCTGATTACCATCATTTAACATTTTAAGGGTTTGCCCACTCATAGTCATTGTTACTTTTGACAAATCTGTATCATTACCAACTTCAACGCCAGTTCCTACGAGACTTCCATCTTGTTTTTTAATATAAACTTTTCCATCTGTATGTTTTGTGAGAGATAAGTTCGCAATATCTTTATATTGTGCAGCAACTTCATTAACTGCACCTTTAACAGTTTTAGCAGTTGTAGTTAATTCCTCAGTACCTAAATCAGTTTTAATAGTATTTATATCAGTTTTTATTTCGGTATCATCATAAGATGTACCAGTTCCACCTGCAGGTAATTCAGTACCACTATCTAATTTTGTTCCATCCTCTTTTGCTAGGTATATTTTCCCACCTTCTACTATAGATTTAGCAGGCATTTTATTTACTTTGTCTACATTGTCTTTTGCTACTTTTTCAAGTTTATTTAATTTTGCACTAGAGATTACATCTCCATTTCCCCAATTAGTTTGATTGTAAGTTCCGTCACTATTATAAGTATCAATTGCATCTCCATCTAAACTAAGCATAGATACATCTGCTACAGCACTGTTAACTGTTGCTATGTCACCTTCTTCAAACAATGGTTTTAGAATATGTACTGCACCTTTTATTATTGGAAGTGATCTTATACTTTCTTGACTTTCATTAAGAAGTCTTAGTTGTAAATCATAATCTCCTAATTCAGTATCTTCATCTATTAATTGTCCCTCTATTACAAATACAACTTTACCATCGTCAGTAGCTTGTATTGGGAATTCCTTTTTCACCTCTGCATTTTTATACCACTTAACTTGTGCATAGGATGCTTTATATTTCACTAGTAAGTTACTTAAATCATCTGACTTATATCTGTATTTATTATCTACAATTTCTATTAACAATTTAATATTTCTATCATTCTTATATAGAAATATTTCTTCATCTAATTTGGCTGTATTCTTTGAAACTGTTAACTTACAATCGGTTGTGATGTAATCATTATTAGCCATTTCAAACACCTTCCTTTCAAAATAAAAAAGAGAACTAAAAATTTAATTTTAATTCTCTGCTTATTTATCTATTTTATCTGTGGATTTTAATTCTTCATTTTCTTTTTTAAGTTTATCTATTTGTTGCTTATATATTTCACATTGAGCTTGAAATAGTACTTTTTGATGATTAGCTTGTGCCAATTCTTGTTTATATATTTCAGTTATTATATTTATTGCATCCATTCAATCACCTCCTATTCTGTATAAGTTACTTTCATTGTTACACTGCCGCTACATACTGCATAACTACTAGCATTATAAGCTGATTGAATACCGAATCCTTTTATAGTACCACCTGAAAGTGCATTAAGTATAGTACTATTAGTTATAGTTAACTTTCCACTATTACCAACTGCTATACTAACACTTCCACAACTTGAACCGTATGAAGGTTTCCCACTTGGTCTACTTGCATAGTTATGAGTCTTAACTACTATAGGTACTGCTGCATGAACACCACCAGATATTCTCTTAATAGTAAGTTCAATCTTAGTGATATTTTTTTCTTTGAATCGATTGAATTGAGTACCAAAGAACCAACATCCATTACAATCTCCGTAGCCATAATCACCTTGTCTTGCAGTATTATCTTGTTTCCAGTTATTATATACAGAACTTCTATAAGTGTCCCCACTATTAGATTTTATAGTAATTACTTTTGTAGTTGATGTAGTAGGGGCTTTGTCTGGGTCTGTAGTTTGATTACCTCCAGCAAATGTTGCTTTTGCGTGTTGTATAATTTGTCCTGGTAATGTTTGAGCGGTATTTGCAGTTAAACCACCGCAGTGAGCTGCATTGGCTATTGTTATAAATGCACCACTAGTAGTTTGAAATCCGTATTCACTACATACACCGGCGGAACTCGCATCGTGTATTCTTGCACAGGCACTACCTCTGTACCCTATTTCACAGTTAACTAATGTAGTATTTTTAATATACATTGAGGCAAAGGCATCCCCGATATAACCTACAATATTACTTTGCCCATCACTGTGTTTATTATCACTACCATAAACTTTAACGCTGTATGTATTGAGTGAACTACTTTCCTGCGATATAATACTACCAGTTCTACCAGCTACTGCACAACCTGTGTCGGGGTGGACAACACCGATTTGTCCTTCTTCGGTACCTGGCCAGCCACCATATACCCATAATTTGGCACTACTCATATAGTTTCTAATGTATCCGTATAATGTGTGCCCATCTAAATAAAGTCTTATTTGTCCACTAGTATAATTTTGGAAGTCAGCATTTTCGGTTATATCCCCACGCATCCATATATTTATTCGTTTACCATTAAGAAATTTAGGTAAGGCATCTATTACTCCTCCCATTGTTTTATATACTGCACCTTCTGTTAATTCAACATCATCACTACCTGATGAAGGGTCTATTTCAATTTGTATATCGTCATCCAGTGTGCTTGGATATTGTGCATTATTTATTTTATTGGCGGTGATTGTATCAGCAGTTAATTCACCTTCAACTGAGAAACTATCTCCTACAACTTCACTACCTTTTATTTGTGCTCCAACAATATTTCCTTCACTATCTACACTAAAAGTATTACCTTGATTCCTAAAAGTACTACCTATAATAGTTGCTCCTGTAATAGTTTTACCATCAATAGCTCCATCAACTATCATATCCCCAGTTATTTTTACTTGATTAGCTATAACAGTTAATGCCTCATCTGTTAATGTCATTGAGCTTGAACTATTACCTCTGACCATCCAAGAAAATCTATCAGCCAATTGTTCGTATTTTGTTTCATTGGCTTTTATTACTGAACTTTTGGTAATTGCTGCTACTGGTATAGTCTTATTAACAGTTGTTTTTTCTTCTATATTAATAGTGACGTGTATTTCCCCGGCATTACCTGTTGCAGTAAGGAGCGTGATAGTTTTATTATCACTCTCTAATTTTGCAGTACAATTAGTTGTATCGGTTATAGTTACTTTATACTGACCCTTAGTAGGTGTTGTACTGACTGCAACTAATGGAGTAGTTCCATTGTATATATCAATTCTAGTATTTTTACTAGTTTGTTCTACCACAACTTTATTGACTGTTGTGGTGAACGTATTACTATATATCTCACTCATAATATCACCGCCTATCTTAATGTACCATTACTTACTGTTAATGTAACACTTCTTGATACACCATCTTGTGTTGTGGCAGTTATTACAGCACTACCATTAGCTCCCGCATAAGTAGAACATAATCCACTATGAACCCAAACTAATTGGGAGTCACTAGATGACCATGTTAATGACTTATTAATACAGTTATCATTAAAAGTAGGTCTTACCATACAGTTATGTGAGTTATCATTCCAATCCATAGCAGTTAAGGAGAAGTCACTAGAATTTAACACTACATTATCAGTACTTAATGGATAATATTTAACCCAATCAACATATTGAGTTATTTCAGTTGTATTACTATCAGGAGTACCACCACTAGCGCCAATTGCTTGGTTAAGTAAAATAAAGTGTGGTATATGGAATGCTCTATTATCAGTAGCATTTGTTCTACTTAATTCATGGCCATCAATAGAGAAAACTAAACTACCATCTGTATTCCATTCCATAGCAAACTCATGCCAATCACCAGTAGGATAATTATTATACCATACACGACCACTTTCTTCTTTTTCATTGAAGAATGTACCACAAGTTAACTTGCCATTATAAAATTCCATTACATCAAATTCACCACAATAAGCCCACCATTCACCTAATGTGTCAGGGCTACCATTTTCTTTATATCCAAATTCAAAACTATCTCCTAAAGTCCAAAATGCACCGAAAGAACCATTCCAATTGCAGGCTCTAACTCTAGCCACTATTTTACCGTACATAAAAGCAAAATGTCCTTTAGAGATAATTGATGCAGATGTCCAAGAACCATCACTTGCTTTTTTACCTCTTAATGCTAATATACCATCGTTGATTTCAGCATTAGTGTTTGTATATCTTTGAGTTTCATTATTTCTAACATAACCCAATTCATATGACCATTTATTTGGGTCTACGCTACTACCTGAGAAATCATCTATCACATAAGCCCCGGTGGAATCCAATAGTGAACTTGAACTTGACCCATTGTCATTTAGTGTACCCGTGATGGCAGTACTTGCATCACCAGTAGCACATATTAACATCTTTGTTATATTCGCTGGTACAGTAAATGTGTATGATAAAGCTTTATTTGACCAATCATCTGTGTTGCCTTCGACAAATGATACATAAGAATTTGATGAATTATAATAACAAACACACACATAATTAGCTTTATTAAGGTCTATAGTATAAGATTTACCGGCAGTTACACTTATATAATTTAATGTACTATAATATGTTCCATCTGTGGTATCTGTAATTACACCATCATTAAGTCTTTTATATTGAGTAAAAGCTAATTGATTATTATCTACTAAAGTAACAGTAAATATATTACTTGTCTTAGTAGTACCTTTGGCAGTTGTAACTCTTATAGTCATATTATATGTTCCGGCAGCTCCCGAATTATCGTGTTTAAATTTATAATTTGTTCCGGTTGCAGTCACATCACTTGTCTTATCATAGAATGTATGTCCGCCATCCCATGAAACTTCATGTTTTGCTACTGCTATATTTGTACTATATTCGATATAAAATTCTGTTTGTGCAGTTTGTGTTATGTTTGCTATGTTACTTATAGTTAGAGTTTCAGGAGTAATTTCTCCACCACCACTTTCAGTATACACACATTTTAATTTACAATTATTGTATGTCCCATTATCCCAGCTACTAACATTAAACACAGCACTTGAACTAGTAAAGGAAGTAGCACTTATATAAGTACTACCACCATCTTTACTCAGTAAAATGTCTGAAATATTAGTAGCATCGGTTGTAAAATTTATTGTCAAAGTATCCCCTGTTGTACTGGGATTACTTGTTACGGTTATTGTTGCCATATAAACACCTCCATTAATCACAAGTAGTTACTATACACTCTTTACTAAGTATTATAGTATACCCGTCTTGATTTTGAATTGACTCCTTAACTTCATTTAATCCCTCTTTTGTTGCATAGGTAGCACTTACTGTCATCTTGAATCCATCTAATGATTGTTCTAATTTTGCTTGTTTACTAGTTACATCATTTACATTTGTTTCCAATTTCCCTATTGTAGTTGTATGTTTATCGACAGTGTCTTTTGTGCTATTGTACTCGTCTTTTAACTGCACTACAGTCCCGTCTTGTTTTGTGATAGTTGTATTACTAATAAGACTTGCTATTTGACCTTGTGCCACACTAATATTAGTAGTATTGGTAGTTACTTGTTCTATTACGCTACTTAAGTCTCCATCTACAGTAATATTCTTGATTGTATCAACTGTCTTTTTAAGCTGATTGAATGACACATCTAGTGTCTGTTCAGTATCATCAAATTTTATATGACTTGCTTTAATTGTATTAGTGTTATTATTTATATTGCTAATAATACTACTAATATCCAATTTACTACCTGAAATATTGGCATTATCATTAACCATAGCGTCTACTATTAATCCATTAGCTACAGCCCCACTTTTTATCCCTTTTTCATCTATTAATACACCTGTGCCAGTAGCATCAAATAAACTGAATGTGAAATTACCAGTAGCATCTTTTCCTATTTGAATACGTACATTTCCGGCTTTATCTTTGAATTGTTGCAAGTTACCTTGTAGCAACATAGAACCGTCGTCGCTTTGAATATTTACATTATTAGTATTAATAGTTCCTGTGTTAATTTTATTGGCACTAACAGTGTCAATCATAGCATCTTTTATTAGGGCATTGGCTATAGTGACTTTATCAGATGTTAATACTAGAGAATGAATATTATCCATAGTTAAATTGCCACCAATTAAAGTTTGTATTTCAGCTACTGTAGCCTTTAATTTTGTTATAGTTGCATTAATAGCATCTAAATCTCCCACATTTAAGTTATCAATTTTGGCATTTACTGCGGTGAAGTTTTTAGTAGTAAGGTCCTTAAATTCACCATAATCAGCTTTTATCTTTTGCGCTTCTAACTCTATTACCTTTAGCTTTGGAACTCGTTCCCCGTCTAATAGTAATTGGCCATCGTCATCTATATATAACCACGGAATAGTTCCTCCCTTAGTTAATGCCTCTATCAAGGCACTTAAGTCTGGATCTGTTGTTGACTGTGTAAGATCCTCAACTGTAGATGATGTAGCAGTATCATCCGGATTACCACACAAATCTGTTATAGTATCTTGAGCAGTAAGCATTTTTTCTTGTGCTTCTTGTATATCTGCACTCATATCAGCAGTTATTTCTCCAATTTCCAAGGCTTGTGTGAATAGTGCTATAAGTGTATCTGTAGCATCATCATAGTTTTCTTGTGCTTCTATAATATCTCCTATTTTATTATCTTGAATTTCTTCATCATTCAATTGTTCAAATTCAGCCTCAAGTCTATCTTCATCATCTTCTGCTTCTGTATCTGGTTCATAGAAATCATCTGCTACTTCTTCCTCAAGTGAACCACCAGGATCTTCAACATCTGATTCAATAAACTCCTCCATATCATCTTCTTCCGGTGGATATATAATCAGTTCGCCATCCTCATCAATGGTAGGATTTTCTTCATATTCTTGCCCATCACCTATCATATGTTCACCTCCTATCCTATCCTAAAACGCCCTATGAATAATATATTTTTACTAGCTAAATTTTTAACCTTCACATATCTAAATACTCCACTCGATAATCCATTAGTGCATTCAAGTGCTTCATAATCGCCATTGCTATCTTTACCAGTAACAATTGCTGTATGAGATATGCCCATGAACTCACCATTATTAATTCCATCTGCATCCATGAAAATAATATCACCTTCTGATAAATTAGTATAAGTTTGTAAATCTGCTCCATCTACTACCCAATTTTGTTGTACAAAATATTTACCAATATTTGCTTCATTTCTAACGCTAGGTAATGCCCAGCTAATATTGTTATTTCTATTATTATTAGTTTTCTTTTCATTGCCATAAGGTGATTTATCATAAGTCCAACCTGTTAATACATAGTTAAGAAAACAACTATCATCAATTTGATACTTACCATTTGTTTTCCACTTACTGATATTATCAGCAGGGTTCTTAAAGTCAGCTGGTGTTGTTCCATTGTATGTAAACTTGTTATTATTTGAATAGTAAGATTTTGCTATTTTAACTAAATCCGCTCTATATCTAAATAATGGTTGTGCAGCATAATTACCGCCTTTTCTCTTAGCTGCTACACTTCCCAAATATGGTTTATTGCTAATTGTAGTGTCTGGATTGTAGTAAATTGAGATACTGTATGTTGTGTCTCCTTTTGGAATTAACACTCCTTTCTTACAGTCAACTCCTTCCAAATATACTGTATCTGGTTGTATGTATTTAGTAGGGTTTTTGTCCTTTTGAGTTGTAAATATAAGTCTCGCATAGTAACTATCGTTATATGTAGAAGCAGTTACAGCAGGCACTCTGAATTGTATTTTTTTCATAGGTTTTGTATAAGTATATATTTTTTCACTATCTAAAAACTTATTAACAGTAGTGCTATCATTGGACCAGTTTCCTCCAGTACCATAGTATAGTATTTTTTTCTTATACTCTTTGTAATAAGTCTGTGTTGATGTTTTATCTTTCATAGTCCATCCATCACTGGTTAAAGATGATAACCATAATTGCTTATCTGAACTATCGCATAAACCGGCAGGCTTCTTAAGGAATATTACATATTTAGTAGTATTGCAATAATCCTCCATAAGTTTGTTAAAAGCACCAACTTCTTCATTAACTGTTTTGTAGTTGTTATATGAACTAGGTACGTGACATTCTTGGCATACAAATATAGGTTTCTTTGGATATTTCTTAAGTAATGCTTTTATTAAAGATTTATAATCTTCTACTGTGCCTTCTCCAAGACTATTAATACCAAAACTCAATAAAACATGACTAACAGTTTTAGGGTATGCAGTTTTATCTGTGGTATTATTAACTGTTACATTAGTTACTAAATTTCCGCTTGACACAAAATCTCCAGGAGATGATCCATCTAACCCTTTGAAAGTAACTTCATATGTAACTTCATCAGGGTCATCTACTATGTCTTTTGGTGGAGTTTTATTTGTATCTTTTTGGTTTTTAAGTTTTGCTTCTTTGTCAGCTCTTGCTAGATCCCAAGGTCTAAGTATTATACCATGTGTATACCAATAATGGTAACTACCTGAACTACTATAATGTTTACTATTCATAGGTTCATATCTTATAGCGTCTGGCCATTTATGACCTCCACTAGCATGGGCTATCATGTGTTTTCCCTTAACTTTTCCACAATATACAACTACGTGGTGAGTACCGGCAGTGGCACGCTTAGAATCTCCTCCAGGCTTTGACGCCCAAGCAACTGTTATATTTGAAGGCACTGTGGCATTACTTGCCATAATTAAATCACCAGGTAGTAGTTCATTTATAGTGCTGCTTGTTAATTTCTTTAGCGTATATCCACTATATTTTGTAGCATATCTCACTAGAGAACCATATGCACAATTGGCTCCACCATATTTGGCAGTTACACTTCTAAGACCTGCATATAAGTAAGCACATGAACTAAGAGAACTACATACGTAGCAGTATGGATTTTTAATACCATGTATAGTTCCTTTAACTCTAAATCTTTTGCTATCATCGTATATACAAGCACCCCCATAGTAAGTAGCTTTTTTATACTTTTGGTGTAACTCTGCTATTTCTTTAGCTTTGCTTACTATTTTCTTTCTAACATTTTCTGCTACGCCCTTTTTAGTAGTAGTGTTTCCACTTATACTCCATGTAGGTGCTTTTGATACACTTGTAGCAAATGTAACTATACCATTAGTACTTAGTGATTCTGTTGCGACTGCTGTTGCTTCTGCACTTTTATTGGCACTAGCCGGTTTCACTGCTCCATAGCCTTTTTTATTGCCTTTAGCATCTAATGTGTATGGTAATTGTCCATCTACTACTTTATACCAACGTAAATACCATTCTATATTCGTAGATGTACCCCATCCAGTTTTAGCTTTATATTTTGCTCTATATTTAGCCCAAGGTGCTTGCATATTTTCAAGCACTTCCCAAAACTTCTTTTGAACTGCAGCTGATTGTTTATTTAGAAAAGCACTTTTGCCATTATTATGTACATATATACTCATACCATATTTATCTTTTATGTAGTGCATTACTATCCACCAAAACGAACCTATGCCCATATTGTACATACATAATCCAGCGAAGACATTGTATCTACAATATACAAGTGCCTTTCTAAGTTCATTGCAACCAAACATAATTTGATTAGCTACAGCTTTATCTACTTTTACACCACTTATAGTTCTACTCCCACAAGATTTAGGTCTCATATTGTTGTATGTAGGAGTGAAATAATCCTTTGAGCCATCTTTGAATACTATAGTTTGCTTTTTATTAAAATAAGTACCTCTTTCACACTGCATAAGTCCATATCCACCCGTTGAGTTCTTTGTAGCTTTATATGGACTTGCAGTAGATTCTGCATAAATCACTGCGTATACTAATTGTTTGTCCAGTCCAAATTTTTTAGCATAGTGTTCAACCATTATATATATCTTCCATGGATTAGACTTACTTTTTAAATTTTTCATTCCCGTAGTATCACTTTTTGTTCCTAAAGTAAACTTAGCATAGTAATTTACAGCTGCTTTATATTGTTTTGCTAATTTGGAGTTATCTTCTTTAGGAGGTACTGGAGTAGGATCTGTTGATGGCTTTTTCTTTGTAATTTCTCCACATTTATGAGTGATACAATCTCTAATTCGGTCATCTCCAAGCCAAAGTCCGTTATCTATTTTACTTATTTTTATCGCTCTATAATCTTCCGTATCTTCATTAATTTTGCTTTTGTCGTCTCCTGGATCCACTGGGTCTGGTAGTACTTTATCAATATATTTTTTTATAAGGTTATCAATAGTTTTTTTATCCACACCTAATTGTTGTAGGTACTGTCTTATTGCTAATATATCGCTTGCAGTTAGTTTTCCTGTCTTTTTAATAATATCTATAGTTTCATTTATAATATCTTCTTTTTTTAACGATTTGATATTACTTTTTACATTTTTGAAGTTTGCTAAGGTTATTTTATTTTCACTATCTGTTAATTCTAATTCGCTTATTCTTCCTTCCAATTGTATAGGAGGATTAAACTTATCATTTACTATATAATTAGTGTCTCCTACCTCAATTTCATCATATTCATCATCTGTTAAATATACTGGTATCTCATATGAATATTTTATTTGTTTAACTTCCTGCAATTTCTTATATGTTTCTAATAACAATGCTCCTGGGTCTGTTGTATCACTGGTATATTTACCTAATATATACTTGTCCCCATTTGAAAACATATCATGTGCATCTGGATCTAATAGAAAATCTTGTCCTAATGGTTTATCTAAAGGGTCGCCTTGGTCTTTTTCCCATTTAATATCTTTGAATGTAATACCATTAGCTCCTACACCTATAAGCCCACTAGCAAGGTCTGTAGCATCGCCTGTCCTTTTCATGCCATAACTGTTGAAATCATAATCATATCTTTTATATGTTTTATTCCCTCTTTCACCATCTGCATAACAGTTAACAATTAATTCATAATTTCCGTTAATGCTATCTATAGGATTTACTGTAAATTCATATTCGCAATTACCATATCTAGCTATTGATTCTTGAATTACTGTGTAAACGGCTTTTGGCTCTGTAATACTAGTTTCTACTGATATATCATCAAGTTCTGGGCTTACATAACCTTTTTTATAATTTGTGTCTTTAAGAATAGTATCTAAGAATTTATTCATATTACCAGTTATAGTAGATTCTCTTATATAATCATTCCTTAATTCAAGCCCTACAATTTCAGATTGTACATTCCTTACTACTGAATCAATATTTTCTTCATCTTCACAAGCCATAATCTGAAACATCTTATATTTATTATTTCGAATGAATAATACAAAATTTCTCTCAGTTATTGCCTGTTCTAATTCTTCATCAAGAGTAACTGAAAAATCAAAGGTTTCAGCTCCAGTTTCAAGATATGGATGATATGAATAATCAAAATAAAGGCTAGGTGTTAACCTAGCACATATCTTCTTATCGGAATCTAAAATTATTAATTCACCTAGCACTTTATCACTCTCCTAACCATTTATCCCTAAATATCACACTCGTTGTAGTATCTGTATCATTGCTGTTTGTTTTTATATTATTTTCTCCTGTCTCTAATTCAAAATAACGACTACCTATGTCAACTAAATCATCGCATGGCTCATCATTTAAATAACATCTGTGATTTTCACAGTCTATTTCAAGCACATCTCCTTCTTGAAAATATACAATATTTTTAGGAGTTTCTTGTTCTTTAGGATTTAATTCATCAACTCTAATATGTGTTAAGCTCATAGCACTTGACTTATCAAGAGTGCTAGTAGTTCCTATATATAAAACTACATATGCTAATTTTTCAGTTGGTAAATCAGAATATTTTAAGCTTTTACTACTTTGGCTTTTTATAGTTTTGCCATCCTTAATCTTAGTAACTGCAACATTCCATACATATTTCTTATTGATTTTTTCTCTTGACAATGTCCATTGGCCATAATATTCATTCCAACTACCTAATTTCCCAGATAGTTTATTACTAACTGTAACAACTGATTTTCCTGATTTATCAGTAATTATGTATGTTTTAGTATCAGGCTTTGGTACTTTTGTTGAATCTTTAAGAACTGTTCTTGAGCCTACAGTACATTTAGGATATGTGTACTCATACCATGCATTATCATCATACATTCCTAAAGTAAATAATTTTTCCCCATTAACACCAAAACCATATAACTCAATTATTCCTGTTTTATCATCAGCAGTTTCAAAGTCTTCTTCATCCGGATAACTATACACTGCATTATCAGCACTAACCAAATTTCCTTTAGCTATATATCCAATATAACCCTTATATTTCTTAGCTAATTTATAGTAAGTTATTTTACTCTTATCATCGTAATGGTCTACCATAATACATCTTACACAAGTTCCTACAGGTATTTTTGCTAAGGCTTTACTTGATTTCTTAGGTGATTTTCTTAAGTATGCTGATACATTTTCTTTATTGTCATCAGATATTACTACAAAGTTTCTAACTGTTACTTTTACTTCCGTAGTATCATATTCTTTTGATAAGTAACTAAGACTACAATATCCAGTAGTTTTTACTGTCTTTTTATTCTTGTCTGTGTACTCATAATCAAAACTAAGCCAACCATTTTTAGCTGTACCATTTTTAATCTTATGACCATATTTAAATGTACCTATCTTTTTATAGTTTGTTCCTGCGCCCTTTCTAACATTTAATGTTGAACTAGTTACCATATAGTAAGGCGTTTTACTTCCTGATAAAACTTTTTCATCTTCATTTTTATACTTAGGTTTACTAGGGTCACCATTCTTTCCTGTGCTATTATGTCTCATAAATGCTGTTAATTTAAACTCATCAACACTATGACTTAAATCCTGTCTTACACATACTCCCTTCCACGTAGTGTCTCCACTAGGTACTGTCCCCATAATAACACTATTTCCACTTTCACTTACTGCTAGAGTTCCGCCTACAGTTCTATCAGAACCGATACTGGCAGAAGATGCTGTCCATCTAGATGTATCTTCACATTTGTCATATAATACTTTCGTTGATTGTTTTACTGCTGATAGAGACAATGTAGGATATTTACCTACTAATATTCTTTCCCCTGTTTCTTTGTGTTCAAGTTGAGCATAATATGCATCTGTTGAAAATCCTATCTGGATAATTGGAGATACTGACCTATTGCCAGTGACATCACATGTCAACTCACTACCTTCTGCATCTATTGCAGTTATTTCATCTGAATAAAAATATGGTTCTGGGCAAAATAACTTAATAGTAGATTCATAAGAATAAAAACATACAGGGTCTTTTTCTATTTTATCTTGTAGTATAGCTAAAATAAATCTTTCCTTGTTAATATAAAAAGGTTTAGGCTCATCTACATCAAATATATCTCTTATATCTTTTAACTTTTCATTAAGTTCTTCTTTAGTATCGCAGTCAATTAATATGTCTATTTCTATAACATACGATTCGTATTTCTTACCATTGTATATTTCTCCATCTCTGGATGCTATATCAAGCGTTGATATTTTATTAGAAGGTAATATAGGCAATCTTATTTCTTCAATGTCACATACTTCAGATAAATTGAAGCCATTGTATTTTACATTATCATATCTATGCATTATATACCTCCTAATCTATTTAATCTTTTTATTCTATTACTTATATCTTCTTGAACTGGTTTTGATGTTAAGCGGCCTACTTTCTTACTGTCCATATACATACCAATGCCATTTAGTGCATCGACCATAGCTTCTCCCATTCTATCATAATCAATAGCTGTATTTCTCGCCATTGTATCAAGCTTATCATCTAGATAATTATAAAATGAATTTAAAGGTAATATAGCTTCATCTCCTGCTTCTCCACCTCCAAATAGGGTTGGCTGTGTCATAATACCACCCTTAGCATACCAGCTTATACCAAACGAAGGAACACTTGGAGGATTTAAACTAAAACTGCCACTAACACTAAAATGAGGTAACTTTATCTTTGGTAATGACCATGAAAAATTAAAGAATGATTTCATTCTATTTATTGCATTACCAACTGCATCCTTAGCAGCATTAATCTTACTACTAATAGTATTATAAATATTACTGAATATTGAACTGACTGTACTATAAGCTGACCTAATTGGATTTATTGCATAAGTCTTAACTAAATTAAATCCTGTTTGTACTACTGATTTCACAGTATTAACCTTAGCTTGAATAGTAGATTTAATTGCATTCCATACTGTAGAAATTACAGTCTTGATACCATTCCATATGGAATTTGTAACAGTTTTGATTGCATTCCATACTGTAGTGATTATAGACTTGACTAAATTAATACGATTAGTTATAGATGTTTTTATTAAATCCCATACTGTAGAAATTACAGTCTTAATTCCGTTCCATACAGTGCTTGTAATGGATTTAATTGAATTCCATACGTTTGATATAGTATCTTTAATACCATTCCATACCTCAGAACATTTCGCTTTAATTGTATCCCAGTTTTTATACAACGTTATACCTATTGCTATTAATGAGGCTATAACTGCCACTACGATAAGTACTGGAGTTGATATACCAGCTATAACTGCACCTAATCCAGTAAAAAGTCCTATCAATGGTTGTAACGTTAACATTAAAGTCCCAATTGTAGAACCAACTAATAATAATATAGCTGCTACTGCTGCTATAGTTGCTATGGTTGATTGTATGCCAGATGGTAGACTGTTAAACCAGTTAGCTAAACCATTAAGCGCATCTAAAACTACATCTATGGCCGGTTTTAAACTTTCTTGAAAAGTTCTTTTTATACCTTCTATAGCACTTCCTAAATCATTATATTTGATCTCATTTAGTTGCCCTAGTGAATCCTTTGACTTATCAGCTTCACCTGATATATCCATTAATGCCTTGACTCCATCTGCCCCTAAATCTTCCCACATAGTACCAAACAATTGTACTCCTAATGTATTCTGTTCTATAGGATCTTTTATTCCAAATAAAGCACTTGTAACTTGTGATAATGCTTGTTTTGCTTCTTTTCCACCTTTCCCAAACTTAGCAGTAGTTTCATCAACATTAAGTCCTAACTTCTTAAATGCATCATCTGCTGTACCATCTTTAACACGTATGCCAAATTCTTTTACTGCATCTCCTAATTTATCCACTGAAAATGTTCCTGATTCTGCACCATTTTGAAGCATATTGAACATATCTTCGCCATCTAAACCTATTTGCTTAAAATGTACTGAATATTCGTTTATAGTATCTAATAAATCATCATTTTTGTTTAAGCCATTTTGTGCACCTTGAATAATTAGATTATATGCTTCATCGGATGTATAACCAAATTGTTGCATAAGCATGTTAGCACTACGTACTGATTCAGCAACATCCATATCAAAAGTATCACGTAGTACAAATGCATTCTCAGCAGTTTTCTTAAGTTCTTCGCCAGTTTCTCCAGTTTGTTGCTTAACTATAGCCATGGTTTCAGCTATATCGTTCATATCCTCTCCAAAATTATCAGCATAAATTTCATGCATTACATTTTCAAGAGATTCGAACTCATCCTTTGTGGCTCCAGTTTGAGTAATTAAAGTATTTAGCGCCTTGTCACTATCCACGCCAAACTCAATCAATCCGCTTGCAACCTCTTTAGTTGTATCATTAAGTGCATCTAATTTATCTTTTACTATATCACTAGCTAAATTGCCTTTCATTATATCTGTGACATTATCTGCACTATCTCCTAGTTCTTCATAATTATTAGCCAACTCTTCGGATGCATCTTCTACTTCTTTTAGTACATCTTTATTTTGTTTAAGTTCTGCTGATAGTGATTGTATCTTACTTTCTAGATTTTTAGCCTCCTGAGAACCTTGACCTTGTTCAAGACATACATTTTGATATTCTCGTTTTAACTGTCCTAATTCATTTTCTTGTTTACTAATAGTAGACTCTAATTTACCTAATGCACTTTCAGATTGTTTTGTAGAATTTTCTAATTCTTGTAGTTTTGAACTTGTTTGAGATAATGTGTTTTGTATCTTAGCATTTTGAGTTTCAGCAGTTATCAGCTTATCTGTCCACTTTTTTACTTCTTCACTATTTTCACCATAAATTTGTTTAGCTTTTTCTAGACATTCTCTTGTATAATCTATTTTTTGAGCGCTGGCTTGTAGTTTATCTTGTAGTAGCTTTTGTTTATTTTCCAAAAGTTCAACACTATCACCATTAGCTTTGAGTTGAGTAGCATTAAGATTCAACTGTTTATTCAATGTACCAATATTGCTATTCATCTCTTTAATTCCAGCTGTAAACTCGGCAGTTTCTGCTTTAAAGGTTATCTTTGCTTCCTTATTATTAGCCATTTTATCACCTGCCTTTTATTTTCTTCTTTGTCTTTGTTTTTCATATTCTTTTTCTTTTACATAGTTAATGTAATTATCGTATGCTATTTTATCTTCTAAAATAGATAAAAGTGAAGAGTAATCTACATTAAAGAAAATCTCTTCACTCATTCCTAAAATTAATACAAAATATGTATAATAATCCTCCCAATCTTCAAGGATAAACTTTGGGATTCTTGTTCTTGATTTATTTACTCTTCCTGTAGCTTTAATGAATGGTTGTCTAAACCCTACTTTTTTTTAGGGTGTATCAATTCAGCTGTTACAGTGTTTATAAGCTCCATATCTGGAGGTACCATCTCAATGAATTTACCCTCGCTCATTACTTCATCTGTACCTAATTTGTCTGAGTTAGCACAAAGGTAAGCAACATATAATACCTTTAAGCTATCAAAGATAGGGTCAAAACCCTTACCGCCTTCTAAAGCTTTCATATATTCTTCATATAACTTTTTATTATTATTTTTTACTTTTAATAGTCGAGCAAAATTTAAAGTTAGTTCAATTTTAGATCCATCTATTAATTCTAGTTCTAGCATAGTACATTTCATTATATATCACCTACCTTTGATTTCTTATACACTTGATTTTCTTACTAAGGCCGGTGTGAATGCAGTTAGCCATGTACTTTTTACTGTTTCATCAACATCATTAGTCACTACCATTTCATACTTACCATTACCAAAGTCATCTGGCATTATTGATATTTCTATTTCAATTTCTGCTATTTCTTCTACTCCATTTTCAATACTTCCTTTTGGTGCAGAAGCCATTATGCATCTTGGATAAGCTATCATCTTTTCTAGCCCATCTTCATCTAATACTTTAGCTACATAAGTAAACTCTTTATGTCTACTATTTCTACCATAAGCTACTACCCCATCTTTCAAGTCTGTACTTTCCATTCCAAATGCTTTTACATAAAGATCATATCTAATATGTAAAGATAAAGTTAATGTACCATTACCAGTTCCTATTGTTCTTGTTTTAGCAACAATACCTTCACATTTTTTTTGTACTACTTTACATTCTAGTTCTTCATCTAATTTACCTACGCATCCTAGTTTATTAAATGAGCTTTCTGCTGCATCATTAAATTTTACAGATGATTCTTTGACTTCATATTCTGCGAAATTAGTTTGATATATAGCCATCTTATCAATCCTCCTTATTTAAAATTATTTTGTAGTTTTTCTAATAAATTGTTTACTACGTTATCATATTGAGCATCTACCCCATGTTGCATAAAATCATTTGGAACTTTGCCTTGGAAGTGTACTCCTTCTGCTTCCTGTGGAAAATACAGATAATTGTATTGTGTTTTTGTATGTATATATAATGATAAATTTTCTTTCTGTTCAGCTTTCAATGGTGAGCTATCTTTCGCATGTTGCTTATCACGATTTGATACAGGAATATAATTTATTATGGCTTGAGTAAATATGTTGCTAGCTTCGTTTTTTAAGTAATTATTTATTACCTTTTCTGCCCCATCTCCATAACTCATTATGGCCTGTTGTAATCTTTCAACATCTTCGGCTGATAATCCAAATACTGCTCTAGCCATCTAAATCACATCCCTTAAATGCTCTTGTGAATTCTAAAGTCAGCATTTCAACCACCATATCTGTATTATTTTTTGTAATATAATTAAACTGCATCGACTGATCTGTTAGTTTTAACCTTGTATTATCTTGTATTGCTTTTATTACTTTTTGTTCAAAACCTTCTGGGATATAATTTTCCATAATTATATGGACCTGATAATAATAGTTGTAATCTAGTTTACTTTTACCACTTCTATCAAATTCCTTTTTGTTAAATACAAAGTAATTCCATTTATCTTTTCCTTTTGTAAATGTTCTTCCATACCATACCGGTAACTCAAATGTTTGTTCCAATACAGATTGTATTTGTTCAAGTATTCCATCTAATTTACTCAACTTCTGTCACCTCTTCCAAATAAAAATACAACTCTCTATTCTTTCTATCTTCATCTATATAGATGATGTCATACAGTGTATTTTCAATTGTTACTTTGTACTCATTATTTATATTTTTATAGAATCTAGTTTTAACTTTTACATTTAAAGTTCTATCATTTGACTCCGCAAAATCTAAATCTTGTTGCCTTTTACTACATTCTTCATATGCTAACTTAACAATAAATTCAAGATTATCCTTTGTTTTAATATTCTCTTTTGCTCCAAAATTAGTTTTAACTGGTATTTCCTTATAAACTCGAATATATCCATCATTGTAATTACTTACTCTCTTCATAATTTATAACCTCATACATTTGCCTTATTTGCATTATCTCATTGAAATAATTATCATCAAATTCATTGATACAATTGTTATAAGCATACATACAGTAATTAAGAAAAAGGCTATGTTCTATACCCTCTTTAGAGTAGTCTATGCTATACCCAAGTTTATAATTCAATGTTAATTTAGCATCTTCTATTATCATATTAAGTTTTCTTTCTGTATCTTCTTCATCCCAGGTAATGTTTAATTTATCTTTCAAATCTTGTAATAAACTATCCATGACTTTCTCCTTTCTAAAAAAGAAAAGACTAGTCATAGACTAGTCTTTCTTATTACTATTGTCCCGCTTTAGTAGTTACAGTTCCTTTAACTGTACTTTCTACAGTTCCTTTTACTTTTGTGTATACTACTGCTTCTTCTAATCCAGATATATCAAGTAATAAAGAACATGTATTATCAAATGCTTTACCTTCTCCATAAGTTTTTATTTTATAAACTCTGTTGTCTTCTAGGAACTGATATTCATCTGAATAAGTTATTACTCCATCTTTTGCTGCACCCATAGCCATAAAGTACTCTTGTGGTAAGCATACTATAGCTTTACCTGTTGCAATTTCATTTGATATTACAACTTCTGTAGGGAATGGGAATACATCTTTTACATATACTCCATTTACATTAAGTAAAGTTGTAGCTGGCATTACTTTAGTTAAGTAATCTATTTGATTACATATAAATAATACTGAGCCAAATTTTCTAGTTCTTCCGCCATGTTTTTTACTATTATCATCTGTATATTCTTCTGTTTTAGCCATTTTTGAAATTAAATCACCATAAGTTTTAGGTGAAAAATCTGTTATTTTTATAGCAGTTTTTTGAGGATATCCAGTACTAGTAGAGTATGACACTCCTTTATGTATATCTCTATCTAAACCTATAGGAGAATTTATACCATTTCCACTAACTATTGCTTTTTCTATTCCACATGCTATGGCATCTTTCATTATAGTTCTTACATAAGCATCTATAAATGTAGGTCCTAAATCTAACATATCTTGAGGAACTGAAACAAATGCAGATAATTTATTTTGAGTTATGTCTACTGCTTTAAATGCAGAAGTAAGTTCTTTTGTTATTTTACTGTTTAATGGTCCCCAAACTGCAGTATCTATTGTATGATCATTTAATATCCATTTAGTAAGATATTTAGCATTTACAAAATTTATTTTAGTCAATAGTGGATGTTCTTCTAATAAATCTTTATATATATCAGTTATGATAGTTTCTGGCATTATGCCTTCTGGTGAGCCTATAAAATCTGCGAATGATTGTTGAGGTTTATTTGATTTAGCAGCTTCTATAAATCCTTTATACCATTTTTCTTCAGCAGTAGTAAGTTGTCTATAACCTCTATCTGCTAAAACTGATTTGTCTTGAGTTTGTTGATATTCTAATGCATCATCTTTTATTTTTTGCATTTTTTCTTCTAGTGCATCACTAAGTATTATTACTGCTTGATCTTTATCTTCTGCTTCTAAAAACTTAGTTATTTCTTCTTTAAATTTTATATCTTTATTTAATATCGCCATTATTGTTGGCCTCCTTTTCTATTTAATTTATTTTTAAATTCATTAAAAAAAGAACATTTAGTATGTTCTTCCGGTTCTTTACTCTTATTTTCTTTGCTATTATTAATTTCTGTATTTAAATCATCTTCTTTTTTAGCATTTAAAATAAGTTTCATTAATGATTTTTTAACTGACTGACTAACTTCTTCGGCCTCTTTTTCATTTACTATAGCCGTGATAAATCCTTTTTCTATAGCTTCCTGTGGAGTTATCCAAGTTTCATCATCAAGCATTTGCTTTAATTCTTCTTCTGTTATATTTATTTCTTGCATATAAGCATTGACACTAGCTTGAGTAATTTTATCTAAATCATCGGCTTGTTTTCTTAACTCTTTAGAGTTTCCTTTTACTCTCGTCCATGCATTATGTATCATAAGTAGTGATGCCGTAGACATTATTCTTTCATCTCCAGCCATGAAAACTACACTGGCGGCACTACATGCAAAACCATCGCATACAGTTTTCACTTTTGCTTTATGTCTTTTAAGTTGGTTATATATAGCTAAACCTTCCGCTACCTCTCCACCATATGAATTTATGTATACATTTATTTGGTCACACTCTAACGCTTCTATTTGCTTAGATAGTGTATAGCTTGATACATCACTTTCAAGCCATTCCCAAGATGTTATGTCACCATATATTTGTATATCAACTTCATTATTATTTTGAGTTAGTTGGAAATATTTTTTATTCATCTTCTTCACCTCCTCCATTATTATTTTGTCCATCACCTATTAATCTGTTTTCCACTGTATCATAGTTTTTAGTTATAAAGTGTTGTTGACTAAATTTAGTGTTAAGTCTATCAAATCCTATTATTTCTCTAACTTCATCTATACAGCACGTACCAGATGCAATTAATTTGTCTGCTTTTTCAGCAACATCTAATATATCTATATGATTAATAGTTGATGTATCTACTTTTACATAATTTCCTTTCGTCCAATTATCATATCCTCCTGAAGTTTTCCTTGTAGTTTCTTCTGAAATCATATCTGCTATTGGATCTATACAAAATGTAAGAAATACTTTTACTATTTCATTCATATTTGTAATGTTTCCTAACATAAGACTAACTGGTATTTGAAGTGCTTGAGCTACTATTTCAAACATTTCTTTTCTCAATGCCCTAAAATCAGAACTATCCTTATTTGTATTAGTTCCATCCATGTACTGCAAATCATACCCTTTGTATTGTGGATATACAGCATTATCATTTTCCATAAATTCTTTAAGTTGTTTTTGTACTATCTCTCTATATGTTTTCTGAAAGTTTTCATCAGATGCTTTAACTTGGTCTAGAACTAATTTATATTTTGCTCCATTACTCTTTTTATAACTTTTTGCTGCATAAGAAAGTAGTTCTCCATACTGCTCATATAAATTATCGATTAATTTTTTTATATTAGAATTATTTAATTGTAATCTTAATACTTCGCTACTTTTAAAAGTTTTATTTAGCTGTAAATTCCCTATTACAATTCCCTTATATAAGTTTCCTAGTATTGGATATTCTTCCGGAGCATAACTATCAGCACAATATAAATTATCATTTACATCAACTAATATACATTCATTCTGATATATCATTTTTTCAATGGCTTTATGCCAAAGTTGACTGCTATTTTCATTTGCATTAGGTGACACATTTAAAATATAATAAAGCTTATTTTTTACTTCTTGATTATTTTCATATACTTTTATTTCACACTTAGCTATTGCATTCGCTATAAGAGATATAGCTGTTTGTATAGCTAACTCCTTATAATATATTTCTTGTATCTTTTCCTCTATTATATTTTCGGTTATTTCACCCTTTTCATTTTTAACATTCCCTAAAAAGTCCATAAACCATGTTTTTATACTCACAATTTCCTCACCTCCTTTTAGAATATAATAGGAGGCATAAAGAATAATTCATTATTATCTTCATCCTCCAATACATCTTGAGCAGCAATCATAGCATGGACAAATGCCATGAATCCATCTGTTTTCCTTGATTTAGGCTCTATCTTATCGTATACATAGTTACCTAAATTCTTATCAGTTAGTTTAGTATTATTAGTAAACCACCTCATAAGTGGGTTATCTCCCCACACTATTTGGTGATTATTAAATAAACTATCTATTACTGGTACAATTTTCATAATATCACTAGGTCTAATTATTTTTACTTGTTCTTTATTTGTTGCATCTATCCCAATATTCTTCATAGATTTACTTAACAATGCTAACCTAAAATTATCTACTCCTAATTTAACAAAATTATATTTTATTAACTGTTCTTGTATCCATTCTGTGGCCATATCTGGATTAATTTCTATGTCATTAACTATAGTTAATAATCCTTGCTCTGACCATTCTTCTAAAGGTGCTTTTATTCTGTCCTTATCTCTAGAATTAGTACAAAACCAGCTATGACTAACCCAATAATATATGCCACCTTTTAAAAAAAGTAACCCTACACTCATCATGTCATTTACCTTTGTATAGTCAATTCCAATAGTGCAGCTTGCTCCCTCAAGGTTTGGTATATCTTTATTTGTCGATAATATATTTTCCCATGAAGTTACTTCAATATCTTTTGAACCTTTTGGAATATTCATCCTCTTGGTCATAAAAGCATTATTTACATAAGGATTAATCTTATAATCTGCATATTCTTTTTTCATCTGTTCCATTAATGAAGGTCTATAAGGTAAAGAAGGGTTTGCTTTTGCCCAGTTATCTGGATTATCAACTTCTTTTTCTTCATCCAGCTTACAAATAAAAGGGAGAAAGCCATTATCCTCGACTTCTCCCTTTAATATCATTATTGCTTTTTCTAATAAATTATCCAGTGGACCATCCCTTACATCTCCATTTGTTGTTATGTAAGTTCTTCTTGGATTATCTTTTTTACCTAAACCTGTAGTAAATACATTTATATTTGCCCAGTTTTGATAAGCATGTATTTCATCAAAGTCAACTTTACCTGAACGCAAACCATCTTTCCCTTTTGGATTATTAGTTCTAAACTTTATTTTACTTTTAGTCTTAAGATTTATAATTTCTTCCTTATTCCAATAGAAATTCCTTTTCATTTTTTTTGTATATTTAGGATCTTCTAATATATTATAAATATCCATAAAAGTAGTTTTTGCTTGGTCCTCTGAGTTAGCTGATATATCTATATCGTAATTTTTTATTCCATGAGTAGGAGTAATTAAACAAAAGTCCTCATAAGCTAAATAAGCATTTTTACCAGAGCCTCTTCCAACTAAAATAAACAAGTCAGCAAATCTAGGTAATCCATTTTCTTTAAATACACAGTTATGTAAAACAAATAAAAATTTCTCCCATGGGAATAAATTAAAAGGAAAGTATTTCTGATAAGAAAAATATTTTTCTACTTTTTCTTCATCTATTATTAACTTTTCATTATCAAATATATTTTTTATGAACTTGGATAATAATTTTTGTTCTTTACACATTGGAAATACTTCATTATCAATAATATCTAAGTATTCTTTGATATATTTATTATAATTCATCGTCATCACCACTGTCTGCTACAGTAGCTTTAATTCCTAGTTCATTTAAAAGTTTAAGCATTTGAGCATTTGTCTTATTTAATTCTCCTACACTGTCATTTCTTTTATAACCAGATTGCCCTCCGCCATTATTGTATTTTACATTTACTCCTCTTTTATTTATATCCTCTATAAGGAGTGATTTTGTTATCCAAAATGCCATATAATCTTCTACTAAATCTCTAAACTGTTCTCCATACGTGCCATTTCTATCTAACTGATCCAATAAATCTTGTCTAATTTTATTATATTTTTCACTGCTTTTTAATTCTTTTACAGCTTTTCTATCTGCCATTTCACCACCTCCTTAT